CGGCTTTACATAAAATTCAATTTTAAAATGAAAAACCTAGTAGTCGTCCACTACTAAGGCTAGGTTCCTATTCAATAATAGGAAAACCCAAAAATTTGACGAAAGAAAAATCGTCAGCTGCTCCCATATAATAACTCACCCATGCAGGCGAGGGAGCAGTAGCAACATTGCGATGAACAGCACCAATGTTGTTATCTGGAAATTTAAAATAGTCCAGTCTATTTGTTGTAAGATCCCATGGTACTTGATAGGCACTAATGAATTCAACATTAGGATTAACAGCACGATTAGACATCATCCAACCATATTCCTTACTCTCATCAGCTAAGGCAGAAGTACCATTAGTGTACTGAAATGTAGAAGCAGTACCTCCATTAATCTCTAATTCATCATTTACACGTGATGATCCCAAACAATGATTACCCATGACAGGAGTTTTAGTGGCGAAATCAGTAGCTTCTTGAAAATGAAACACATTTTGAAGACCACCTCTAAAACCAGCAAAGGCCAAAGTCAGCCATGCTACATAAGAATTGTAATTGGTAGAACGTGCAGAGGATAAAGTACTCATAACTAAAGGAAAAGCAGGATACTGTATACCAACCCAATACTGAGATGGTAAATCAGTAATTTGGCATCGAAATTGAACTGATACACGAGAAGCGATTTGTTTAACAGTGCGAAACTCATCACCCCAAGACCTATATCGATGTTGAGAAAAATCAGAAATTGTGCCAAATACAGTTGTAGCTGTGGGCGTCAACATTATGTCATTAGACCTCATCTGAATATCACCGTCTTCGATATCATCAGCCAATATATAATCAAGCTGATCAGCATATGGTAAAACATTTGCTTCAATAACAGGCACAATAGGATACGAAGCAACGAGTACACTACCCTCACCAACGTATTCATTTGACACACCCAACAACATTCTAGTACCATCAGGTTGCAAAACATAATAATACCATATTTCCCTGGCAGACAAAAGATCTTGCTCATCTTCTTCTAATTCAGCTTGTTCAATAACAACAGTAGTGAAATTATTAGGAGAAGGTGGTTCAAAGAAAGAATAAGAGGAAGTCATAACCTCAGCATGCCACTTTTTTCCAGAAATCAAATCCGCAGAAGGAGAGAAAAATTTAAAATTCTTTGTTGAAAAATAAATGTTAACAGATAAGCCATCAGTTGAGCCATTTGTAAGCACAGGGTTAACTACAAAAATGTAAATTTTCCCATTAGCATAATTGTTAGTTGTTGTAGTAGCAAAATCTGGAACTTGTTTTACTGGAGCAATCTGCATCCAAGGCAAAACAATCTCAGTACAAGAATTACCAGAAACATGGATGATTTGATTTTGTAATATTTGCAATGCTTCATCCATTGTAGGTGCAGAAGCATCAATATTAGGATCCCAAGCTATCAATAATGTTGCACGATGAAAAACAGATGCAACAATTTCAACTGTAACAGTAAAATCAGCAGCATAATATTCAAACATCGCAGCTATTCCTGCAAAAGGATGCACGTCTTTACGAGAAGTATAAATAGTACCACAATTAGTAGGAAAAACATGAATAGTATCAACGAGAGTACCAGCTGCCATTGCTTGAGTTACAGCTACCTGTTTTACCAAACCAGGTATAGAAACAATATTCTTAATTTCCATATCATCCATTTCTCCACCAGCATAAGAAGGAGATAAACCAACTGAATGTTCTTGTGAACCACCTAAAACATACATACTATTTTTACAATTATTCTGAGAATAAGGAGCATGTAATTGTAAGAAAGACTTATGAATCTCAACAAGTGGCGGTTTTGAGAATCCAAACCAAGCCAAAGCTTTACCAAGAACACCAGTAACTTCAGAAAATAAAGTAATACCTGGACCTATAACAGGCAATCCAGATAAATAAGAAGATGCTTCACTAATACCAGAAACTATTGTAGAAAATTTGGTCTCTTCAGTCTTTTCAGATGCCAAATTACTCGACAACATAGTAATTGCCTCACAGACAATATTGTCAAATGACATATACACACACACATTAACATTAGGAGTTACTGCAGTACCTGAAGTTAAGGCATTAAACACTTGAGATACCATCCTATAAGAACCAGCATCAGATCCTTTTAAAGTAAAATGCCCAACGGAATTGTAACAAGGTAATACTAATTCGTGATTCATACTTTGAGAAGGATCAATAGTAATATGTGGCATTATCCTAGAATTAACATAAGAATACTTTATGGGAATATTCACAATAGTAGGTAAAGTAGATGTCGTAGCAAATTTAGAAATTGGTTCAAAAACCAACACAATACGACCAGCAGCAAAGGGCTGTCCTTGTACAACAGCAGTTATCTTAATATCACCTTTAAACCAAGTTAAATTTTTAAACTTATTAAAAATAGGCTGAGCAGCTATTGTAGTAAGATAAAATGCCATTATGTCCGTAGTAACTAACGCATTAGCCGTAGCAGACGTATAATTACTATGGAAAATTTTAACTGGATGAGACAAAAATTCCTTAAAATCAGAGATCTTTAAAGATCTATTTGGAAAACGAGGAATATAGGGAATTACTATATTATCAGTTTCAGCAGCAACTGCCTCATTAGTTGGTCCAGAATTAACAACCGTGGAACCATTCGGTTGATTTTGATTAAAGTCAGTAATGGAAATATAAAAGTTTGAACCTCCATTAAGAACAAACTCGTGATTAATATTATGTTCATGTGCCAGGGTACTATAATTACAGATAAATTAATCAACACTCAAAAATTAAAGTCTGCATAAACACATAAAAACAAAAGTTTAAAGTCATTGATATGGACTAAAATAGTAATTTTTGAACCTAAACATGCATAAGCCACTCACGGGTTAAAAGCTCTGAAAAAACTCACAACAATAAAGTCCAAGCGTAGTTCCGTGATGGCAATTTCACGCCATGTCCAAACATTACATCACATCATAAAAGTAACAAATTCCTTAGCTTCATATTCTAAAACCAAGGCATCAAAATCTAACTTTTCAAAAGATCTTGATCTTTTCTTAAAAATCACATCCATCTCGTTCTGAAACGCAAGAAAAACTTCCTTACCATGTAAAAACATCTCACGTTGTGCTCCAAGCATAACCTGATTCAAACGCGCAACTGGACTAATACCAGCTTCTATTTTTTCAAACATTAATGCTTTATAAACAGAATCTGTATCAATTGGTGCAACGAAACCAAACCTAACATGTTTCACAATCTTACGTTTGAGAAAAGTCAAATCCTCAAAAGGTAAGAAAGGTAAAACAATATCTTTCTTTGAAGCAGGAGTAATTACATATCCCATACTCAAATATATAGGTTGTAATGAAATCATGTTCATCTCCTTACGAAAATCTGAAACAGAAGAAACATTATCATCACCAACGTTATTAGTATTCACATTATCATCAAAATCACTCAATACCTTGAACAAACGTAAATAAGCAATCCGTAACAACAAAGAATTAACAAGACTATTCAAAAATAAAGTAATGATTACACCAGATGGCATACCTTTAAATTTTAAAAATTCATCATTCTTAAAAATAAACAATTGCCAACACATACACATCACAAAAATATAAGCTAATTTATATACTCTCTCACTAGCTCCAAAATTCTTTAACAAATCATGAACAGTCATAGCAACCATACGAAAAAGAATCACACAATGACAAACATCAAAGGTAGAAAAATCAATATCAAAGTAATTTGGAAATCGTAATAACCTATGAGCCATATCTCTCCAATCATAGGAACCAGCATTGATACCGCCACAACACTCAGAAAATTCAGGGTTATTTAACAATATTGTCATTAAAGGCATCAACAACATTCTACCAATAATATTAAAAGCAAAATTGAGTACCGTAAAAATCCTCAGTTTAGCTTCATCAACTTTCTCTTTAGGCCGAATCTCATCCTTAATAACACCTTGTATCATATTAACAATGCAGATATTATCTTTCAATAACTCCATCATGTCAATCAACATATGCTTAACTTCGGGATGAATTCGATATTGATTAGTTTCGAATTCTTCAAATACATCATATTTATTCCTGATTCCATACATCTTCAACTCAGGACCACATGAAGTTTTAAAATCAACTCTATCAATACCCAATTCCTCATTTCCAAAAATGGCATCCAACAAACTCAAAGAACCTAAAACAATCCCTTTACCTTTTAAACCATTAGTCACTTTATTCACATAACTTCTAACAGCCATATGTTCTTCCACAGCTGTAATATCGCAATGAAGATTAATATTCTTGAAAGTATGCAAAAAGCTAGATTTATAATTTCCATCTTTCACCACTCTAGTATGTAGTGGTATAGCATAAGGAATATTGACTTTATTAACCAAATCATCATACAATACAGTTTTACGAAAATCTGATTTAAAAGAATTATTCGGCTGAGAAGCCGTGCCAATTGGAATAAGAAATGGAGAAACAAGATTTCTACCATCTGAATGAACAGATAATGGTTCAACTTGTCTATTTAACATTCTTATATCTTCAACAAAAGGATATGGATCTTTAGAAATTATATCATCTAACCATGCTTTAGAAACTAAAGAAGCTCCGACATACCCACCACCATCACTACCATACGATATAAATCCAAGTAAAAAGCTACCACCAGGAACTCTACCAATGACAGGAGTACAACAATCCCCATCTTTTGACACACCATCAAAAATAACGGAATTGTACTTGACACCAGCATATGTAAAAGTAGCTTTTTGACAGTGTTTAAAAGATTCCTCATCAGCACGTCGAACTTCCATCATCTCATGCATTTGTTCATCTGGCAAATAAACATGCAACCCTCGACTCAATAAAGGATATGAGTGCTTATACAAACATAATTCACTCATATTATTACTCTTCAAAGCAGTCATATCAAAAGGCCACTTAGTCCCATGAAAAATCAATGAAACTTTATCACCTGTTTGATAAATTTCAAAATAATGTTTATTAAACAAAAGATATTCAGGAGACAAAGCAAAAAATCTAACTTTTTTCTTTTCTGATAAAACATTTCCTCTATCAAACTCCAAGGTACCGCAATATAACTGCTCTAAACAAATCTTCCCCAAATAATCATCAGCAACACCGCGAGTACGTAAATTAACCATTTGTATAGGCATGACATTCTTGCCCCAATTACGGGCCACTGAAGGAGGAAAATTAACTTCAGTTTTATAATCAAAAAACGCAACACTATCAGGATCAACATTCTCCTTATAAATTGGTTTAGCTAACATCTTTTCATCATTTTTCTTCCTCATAAGAAAAAGAATCGAACCAATTATGCTTGCTCCTGCAAATAAAACACGATAATCTTCAACCCAAGTTCGCACTTGTTTATATCTAATATATGCTAATACTTGATAATATCTAAATGGATCATAAAGTTTCAATAGAGTATTCATAGCAGGGACTTTAACAGTCATTGATAAAAATGAAACAGCCCAATTATTAGTTGCTTCACGCACAGCATTTTCTGCACGCACACGTATACCAATACGTTCTAAAAACATAGTAAAAACAATTAATACAGAACTAACAAACATAAAATCAGAAGTAAAACCGTACATTAATAAATCACTACATGTACCATTAGATAAGAAAAAATGATCACTAAAACCATTAGACTCACGTAATTTATCATTTTGAATAAACTCATCGCAATTTTCGGAAATACTTCTAAAAACAAGTAAATGATCAGAAAATGCATCACTTCTATCATCTTTAACGACATGTAAAGCCAATGACAAACCACAAGAACAAGAAATAGCTTCTTTCGAAAATTTAGTTTTCGTCTCTAACTGCTTAATTTCCCAAGAGGCAACACGCGACATAGAATATTTATAAAAACCACGCAAATCTAATTTCAGTTCAGTATCTACAAAATTCATATGATTTCCCTTACAAGAAACTTTTTGAATAGTAAAACGCGTCAACTCATTTCGTACACCTTGAGGAAGACATGAAAATTCATCATATTCCAATACTTTCCCTTTTCTCACCACTTGAACTTCTGTTAGAATGCCATAATCAAGCCTACGCTGCAATTTCTCAGCTGATGACGGAAACACATAATCACGATGATTAGCAGTAACAAATATATATTTAAGACCATTAAACACAACACCTTTATCATCAACTTTAGGAGAACGTATAGAACACGGAAAAGTATCAACAATTTTTTGCATAATAATTTCAAAAGGCATTTTATCAATTTTATCAAATTCCATATAATTATCAGTGATATCATTCATAACTAAAAATATAGCATTTTTGTGAGCACCAGTAGCCACAGGAAATTTATCAAAAATATCATATTTAATAGTATCACCATCAACTCGTTTAAATTTACCTCTAATAGCTAAAGCATTTGACATTTGATCAATCCAAGTGGTTTTTCCACCACCAGGTGGACCTATCATAAAAAATACAATAGGCTGATCACGCGATTTATTTGCTTCCAGAAAAGCGTGCTTAGATAAAATATAATGATGTAATTTCTCTAATAACCTTACTATCTCAGGAGAATTAGTAAGATGACTTCTTCCCAAAATCAAATCATTTGCTTCAGCTAAATTGGCTAAGATCTCATCAGGACTCATCAAAAACTCATAGGCATATAATAATCTAGAAGCCCTAGCAACAAATTCAACGTCTTTGGGCATTTCCCAAAAGGCATTAAAATCACCTGTTTCAACTATTCTAGAGATACCCTTAACAACCGATCTAAAAGCCATAAAAACCGTCGTAAAAATATCCCCTTTGGTCATGAAATCATTATCTTCAAAATATTTACGCAAATCATAAATATGACTAAAATTTGAAAAATAGGTAGAAGTAAACAATAATATCAATACTGCTATTCCTTTTTTAAATGTAGGAGAAGCACGTATCTTCTCAGGAACCCAATTATATAAAAAACTAGCTGAATCCTTATTCAACATAACTTCATCACTAGCAATACTTTCACTCTCTAATTCCAAAGTTCCTAAATCATTGACTAAAGTCTTAATAAGATCATGTCGTTGTATATGGAAACGCTCTACCAATAATTGACAGCGCATTCCTAAAGTCAAAGAAACGCCAACATAATCTCGAACGCTACTTTTCCTAATAATATCAATCCAAAAACAACATTCTTCAATAACTTTCATAGTGTTAGCGTCAACACTCATACCAGGTAATCTAACATTATGTTCATACCATAAAGGTTCATAAACTAAAGGAACATTTACTTCTTCAACTAAATTCAAATATACCAACAAATTATGTAATATTAAGCTACATTTTGAATATATATACAAGCAACAACAAAGAAAAATAACAACACCATCAATCAAATAATAACAAAAAGTACGTGGATTATTTACATTAATATAGTTAGGAACATAAAACAAATTATACACATTCAAACTAATATAAGCAAAAACATCTTCTACTCCATATTCAGGTATGTTATACATAAACAACAATCTACCAATATATGGAGCTACAAATGCATTATAAACAAAATGTTCAATAACTCGAAACCAAAAACTATAACCAGAGGTTGCTAAATGCAAACACAAAGGTAATAAAGCAACAACAGCATCGCGTTCACTTCTACCAATATATTCTACAACACCAAATGAAACACATCCGGTATAACTTTTAATAATCTCTTCCACAATAGGAACACCAATTCCACGAGCAGCAAGCATAATATTACCATTATAAACAAAATAAATCAATAACGCATTCAACAAACGAACAGGAAAATAACACAAAGCTACATTATATACGAAAGAAACAATATCACTAGAACTAAAACCATAAAAAAGAATCATAAAAACAATATAAATATTTAAACAAATATATTCCCAATAACTCAC